GAGGAAGAAGGGCTCTTTGCTCTCTTGTGCATGATCAAAAAAACCAAGGTTAACAAAGTAACGCTCCAAGTCATCGCGGATGCGTGGGGAGTTTCCAAAGTTGCCGTCCACAAATGGGTGAAAATGGGATGCCCGACTTCGTCCATCGAAGCCGCTACAAAATGGCGCGATGAATATTTGCAAGCATCGGGCAAAGCCGCACCGGCTACGCTTAATGAGGCGCGTCTTGAAAAGACGTTGCTCGAATCCGAACGCATTCGCGTCCGACTTCAGCAAGACCGAGGCGAGTTGGTCGAGATTGCCGTTGTGCGCGAAGCCGGAATCCGCATCGGCGCGATCTTTTCCGCCAAACTCGCTGCGCTCGTCAACGATGCATCGGGCGCATTGGCCGGACTCGACGAAGCGAGCTTGCGAAAGAAACTGCACGAGCGCACGCAAGCGATCCTAGCCGAGATCCGAAATGAGCTTGAGAAGGTATAATCAAACAACTGATGAACAAATTGAACTCGAAAGGGTATAGTTCAAACTAGGCTTGATCTAGGACTAAAAAGCTATGACAAAAAAACAACTCTGGAAAATTTACTCCAAACGCAATCCTTCATTCGACGGTGAAGGAAACGTGACGTTGTCCGCTGCCGGCCTTCGCAAATTGTTTGAAACAACGTGGGAAGTTGCCATGTATGATGGAGAAGAGGAGCCTATTTCTAAACCGGCTCAGTCTGGGAATCTCGACGCGCTCAAGCAAATTTTCGGAATGAAATGAACCCACTTGCACAAGGCATCCGCGACGGAATAAAACTTGCATTCGACGGCACGATACTGGACTGGGCATCCGATCACGTCAGTTTTCCGAACTCCGATCGCGCTTCGCGCTTCGATCCTTCGGTTGCTCCGTGGTTGAATGCGCCGCTATTAGCCGCAAGCGACGACGAAACGACACAGGTATTTCTTCGCGCTCCGACTGGGGGCGGCAAGACTACCATGATGGAAACTTTGGCTTGTTTCATCGTTGCTCAAAAGCCTGGGCCTACGTTGTTCGTCGGTCAGACTGACGACATGGTGAAGGACTGGACGGAGTCGCGCTTGCTTCCGATCTTCAACGAATGCCAGCCGGTCAAAGACCTATTCCCAGAAGACCGGCACGCGCTCAGAAAAACGACTATACTTTTCCCGCATATGGTTCTATTCGCAGGCGGAGCGAACATGACGAACCTACAGGAAAAGTCGATGCGCTATTGCATCGGTGACGAAGTCTGGCGGTGGAAAGGTGGGATGATAAAGGAACTCAAGGCCCGACATCACGACAGATGGAACCGCAAGACGCTTCTCGTCTCGCAAGGATGGGACGCCGGACATGAAGCGGACGCGGAATGGGACAGCGGAACGCGGGAAGTGTGGGGCTGGACTTGTTCCCAATGCGGGAACTGGCAGCGTTACTTGTTCGATCAGATCGAATACACGTCCGAACGTGACGAAAAGGGCGGCATTCTTTGGGATAAAGTGCAGGACTCGGTGCGAATGAAGTGCGAACATTGCGAGACGCGATACAAAGACGACGCAAGCACTCGACGAAACCTTGCAAATTCTGCAACGTATCGCGCACTCAACCCGCATCCGGTGCGGGGGCATCGCTCGTTCGAATATCCGGCCTACGCGGTATGGTGGATACCGTGGTTTTCTATCGTGAAAGAATGGATCGAGGCCAACGAAGCCAAGTCATCTGGCAACCTGGAGCCGCTCAAACAATTTATCCAAAAACGCAAGGCGCAGACATGGCAAGACGAAGTCACAAGCGATCTTCCGGAGATCACTACCGGCGACTACGCCAAGGCGGAATATCTCGAAGGTCAAAAAATCGACGGCGAGCATCGGCGCTTTATGTGCGTGGACAAACAACGCGACCACTTCTGGGCCGTCGTTCGCGCCTTCCGAGTGGACGGCTCGTCCATGCTATTGCACGAGTCGCGTCCGCTGACTTGGGAAACGCTCGACGCCATTCAGCAACAATTCGACATCATGCCGAGATGCGTCGTCGTAGACGCCGGCTACGATACACCGCTCGTTTACGAACAATGCGCTAGGCGTGGGTGGACGGCATCGCACGGTTCAGGACAGGATGGCTTTTATCATATCGACAACGGCAGGCGCACGCGGCGCTTCGTTTCTAAGATCGAGGGAGCACAGGCCGGAAGCGATGGGTTGAAATGCGCGTATTTCTTTTTCAGCAACGAAGGCATCAAAGACAAGCTCGCTTCGCTTCGCCAGGCTGACGCCACGCCGAAATGGGAAGTCGCGCGGGACGTGTCGGAAGACTACCGCAAGCAGATGTTGAGCGAGATGAAGAAGGATGTGACCAACTCGAAAACCAAACAAGTCGAACAGCGTTGGGTGCGCATCGGCGGGCGCCCGAACCATCTTTGGGACTGCGAATGTATCGCGCTTGCGTCCGCTATGCTTGCAGGCGTTTTGCCGATAGGCGCGGAGAGCTAGTATTTAAGCGGCTCGGCAATGGGCAAAAAATAATTTAATTTTTTTCTTTTCAAAAATAAAAAAACAGAAGATATTTGAAACATCGAAAGGGAATGAATCCCCGACGAAAAAAACCTAAAAAGAAAAAACAAAAAAATGAACCAAGCCGAACGCATCACTCACCTCTTCGCTCACGACTTCAACGGGAATCCCGGCGCAGTAATTACTAAAAACAGCAGCTACACATTTGACCAATACGAGCCGACTCACACCGCATGGTTGCGCCGAGAAGACAATGTTCGTGGATCGTTAAAGATCACCCGCGATGCCAAACATGGCGGATCAAACGCCACCTTTAGCCCTGCCCACTTCGCCGCCTAACTACCAACCGGCGCGGGTTCAACCCCCGCGCCTTTTCTTTTTTTTGACATCGCCATCAAATGAATGGCGATGAACAAATCATTTTTTGGCCTGCCGCTTGCAACTCTGCAAGAATTGCAGGGCGATTTCACGGCTTGCTTGAAGGCAATCGCCGTTGCAGGCGCGTCGTATAGCATCGCGGGACGCTCGTTTACTCGCGCTAATCTTGCCGAGGTCGCGCAAACGATCAAGGAATTGCAAGCTGCACTTGACAATGCGAGCGGATCGCGTATAAGGAGATTCACTCCGACGTTCCCAACACAGCGCCCATAATGCAAGACCTAATTACAAAAGCACTCTCGTTCGTTGCACCAAGGGCCGCATTGGATCGCATGGTAAACCAAGCGAAGCTACGCAATTTCGGGCGCTTTGATTCTGCATTGACGAGCGAAAAGCGCGGGATCTCGCGCGGGGTGTCCGGCGGTGAAGACACCGCAGGAACTCGCGAACGCTTCGCGCTCATCCGCGCTGCTCGCGATCTCGCAGACAATTTTCCGCCTGTCCGTTCGCTCCTTCTCAAATTTGCAACCTACGTCTCCGGACGCATCGCATATCAAGCACGCACCGGCAACCGCGAAGCGGACACCGCCATCGAACGCTACTGGCAGAAATGGTGCAACGACTGCGATTTTCTAGGCAGGCACAATTTCACAACGCTCCTGCAACTCGCAGTCACCGCAATGTTGCGCGATGGCGACTGCGGATTCATCATCGTTCGCGACGGCGAAGATTTGAAGCTGCAAAGCGTAGAAGCCGACCGCATCGGATCGCCTTACGACCGCACGGACACGGATAAATATATCGGCGGAATAAATGTTGACGACTATGGAAGACCCATTTCATATACTATTTTCACGCGCACTATCAACAACCAGTATATTTCTCCTGTTGATATTGTTGCAAAAGAGTTTATCCACTTGTTCGACGCAGCAAGACTTGATGAATATCGTGGGCGGAGTGCTTTCGCTACTGCGTTAAACGCAACCCGCGATCTGCAAGAAGCGATCAAGGCCGAGGTGCAAGCGATCAAATACGCTTCGTATCAAAGCGGAGTCATCACCACCGAGAGCGGAGCGGCAGACGCAGGCGACTATTTCGCACGCGGCAACTCAAACGATCAAGGACAGGTCGCACGCCTTCAGTCGCTAGACCCAGGAACGGTCAACTATCTGAGCGCAGGCGAGAAGATGGAAATGTTCAAGAGCGACAGACCGACCGGAGCATTCGGCGAGTTCATCCGCTTGGTTCAAGCGCACATTTGCATGGCAGTCGGTCTTCCCTACGGCTTCGCATTCGATGCAGACAAGAGCGGGCCGATGGCACGCATGGAAGCGGCGATGGCAGAGCGCACGTTCCTCCGGTGGCGTGGACTCTTGGAAGGTCAATTTCTCAACCGCATCAAGAATGTTATCCTTCTCGACGCCGCATCTCGCGGACTCATTCCAGATTCCGAGTTTCTTCTCGACGGTCGCTGGTGCTGGCCTGCCAAGGTATCGATTGATTACGGCCGCGAAGCGAATGCTGATATCGCATTGTGGAAAGCTGGCTTGA